ATCGGCAAGCTGTCCGGCGTCGGCGCGGACATCCGGGCGGTGGATGTGCCGGATCCGGACCAGGGGAAGGTTTCCGCTGTGGGCTGATACGGGCCTCTATAGGTTTTTTTCGCCGGAAAGGGCACGCCCTTTCCGGCTTGTTCTTGAATTTTAGAGAAAATGGGGGCTGGGACATATGCTGAGGGCGGCGACGCTGGCCAGCGGGTCGTCGGGAAACTGCACGGTGGTCAGCGACGGACGGATACATATCCTTATCGACGCGGGCATCTCCACCCGGCGCATCTCCCAGGGGCTGAAGGCGCTGGGGCTGGAGCTGCGGCACGTGTCCGGCGTGCTCATCACCCACGAGCACACCGACCATGTGGCGGCGCTGCCGGTATTGTGCCGGCAGATGGGCGCGCCGCTGTACACCGCCGAGGGGACGGCTGCCGAGCTGTGCGGCAGGTGGAGCGGGCTTTTAGAGCGGTTCCGGGTGTTTGAGCCGGGACAGCGGTTCGCCGTTGAGGGACTGGAGATCCGCACCTTCGCCACCAGCCACGACTGCGCCTGCCCCTGCGGGTTTTCGGTAACAGACGGAAAGCGGACGCTGGCGCTGTGCACCGACACGGGGGTAGTCACACCGGGGGCCCGGGAGGGGGTCCGGCGTGCGGACACCCTCATTGGAGAGTTCAACTATGACCCGGAATTGCTGCGGATGGGACCGTATCCCCTTCACCTCCAGAACCGCATCCGGGGAGAGCGGGGGCACCTGTCCAATGAGATGGGCGGGCAGCTGGCCGCCTGGGCGGCGGAGCAGGGAACGCGGCGGGTAGTTTTGGCCCATTTGTCCCAGGAGAACAACCGGCCTGAACTGGCTTTGGAGGCCGCGCGGAGGGCGCTGGGCACGCTGGGGCTGCGGGATGGGGATGTGGAATTGCTCGCCGCCCCCAGAGGTGAACCCACGGGCTGGTTTGAGGTGTAAATACGGAAATACGGCGGAAGCCGGACGGAGCAGAATGGAGCTTGTGACAACGATGGTTGATGTGACGGTCATCTGTGTGGGAAAGCTGAAGGAGAAGTTTTATCAGGAGGCCGCAGCGGAGTATGTCAAGCGGCTGAAGGGGTACTGCAAGCTGAACATCGCGGAGCTGGCGGAACAAAAGCTGCCGAAAAATCCCTCGCTGGGGGAAATCCAGACGGCGCTGGAAAAGGAAGGGGACGCTATCCGTGCGAAGATACCCCCTAATTCCACCGTGATCGCGCTGGCCATCGAGGGCAGGCAACGTTCCAGTGAGGAGCTGGCCCAAATGATTTCCACTTGGAGTCACAACGCCTCCAAACATTTGGTGTTCGTCATCGGAGGGTCCTATGGGCTGCATCCCTCCGTCAAGGCAGGGGCGTGGGCCACGCTCTCCATGTCGCCCATGACCTTCCCCCACCACCTGGCCCGGGTGATGCTGCTGGAGCAGCTTTACCGGGCGTTTAAAATCCAGGAGGGGTCGGAGTATCATAAGTAGAAGCGCTGAGCCGTCGTGAGCAGCGCGGATGGAGCGGAGCGAAGACAAAAGCCCAGCCGCCGCAGAGCGGGGGCTGGTTTTGTCTGAGTCGGAGCGAAGCCGCGCGTCGCGAACAGGCGAAGCGTGACAATAAGAAACGCCGAGCCGTCGTGAGCAGCGTATGCCTGGGGCATTATTTGTCCCGGGTGTTTTTTTATGCCTTGCATCGGGACAGGCAACGAAAGGGCGATTCCCGCGGCACGTCGTGAGGTGATTCGAGTGAGGAAAAGGCCAAAGGATATGGGACGGGAAGAGCTGCTGAAGTATCTGCGGAAGCTGGCGGAGTGGAAAAACAACGACGTGGTGAAGCTGGCGTTCCTGGACACAGAGGACGTGGACATGGTGGACGGGCTGGACCTCACGGGCGTGGTGGAGCTGAAACGGAATGCCAACGGCACCTTTGAGGCGAAATTTGTGGACAAGGTGCGGGTGCTGGGCATGCTCCGAGAACTGATGGAGGAACGCCGGGACGGGGCGCTGGAGGACTTTTTGGATGGGTTAAGCGGGTCGGGGGACGGCGATGAGACGTGAAGCTCTCCTTTTCTAAAAAACAGAAAAAGGTGCTGGACTGGTGGAGAAGCAGCGGATTTGACGCCATTATCTGCGACGGGGCGGTCCGCTCCGGCAAGACCTTCGCTTTGAGCGTGTCCTTCTTTTTGTGGTCCATGAGCTGCTTCCAGAGGCAGAGGTTCGGGCTGTGCGCCGCATCCATCAATGGGGTGCGGCGGAACCTGCTGGGCCAGGCCAGGCCGGTGCTGGAGGCCCTGGGGTTCCGGTGGGAGGAGAAGGTGAGCCGGAACGAAGTGGTGATCCGAGGCGGGGGCCGGGAGAACGTGTTCTACCTCTACGGCGGCGGGGATGAGCGCAGTCAGGCCCTTATCCAGGGGGTGACACTGGCGGGAGTACTGCTGGATGAGGCGGCTCTGATGCCCCGCTCCTTTGTGGAGCAGGCCTGCGCCCGGTGCTCCGTACGGGGCGGGCGCATCTGGTTTTCCTGCAACCCGGCGGGGCCGGAGCACTGGTTTTATAAGGAGTGGATTTGTAAAACAGAGGAAAAGCATGCACTATACCTCCGCTTTACCATGCAGGACAACCCGGGGCTGGCGGATCAGGTGCGCCAGCGGTATGAGCGGATGTTCCAAGGCTGCTTCTACCGGAGGTATGTGCTGGGGGAGTGGGTGGCGGCGGAGGGGCTGGTGTACGACTTCTTTGATGCGGACGCCATGCCGGAGGCCCCAACAGGGCCGTTTGCCAGGTGGCGCATCTCCTGCGACTACGGGACGAGAAATCCGGCCTCCTTCGGCCTTTGGGGGGAGTTGAATGGGATCTGGTATCGGATCAAAGAGTATTACTACGATGCCCGGGCGGAGGGCCGACAGAAAACAGACGGTGAATACGTCCGGGATTTAAACAATTTGGCGGGGGGCTGTTGTATCGAAATGGTCATCGTAGACCCATCGGCGGCCAGCTTTATCGAGGCACTGCGGCGGGACGGATGGACGGTGCGGAAGGCGGACAACCGGGTGCTGGAGGGCATCCGGCAGACCGCCGGAGCACTGAGGGAAGGAAAAATCGTCATCTGCCGGGAGTGCCAGGCGGCTGCCCGGGAGTTTGCCCTGTACCGCTGGGAGAACGGCGGGGACGGTGACCGGGTGCGGAAGGAATTCGACCACGCCATGGATGACATCCGCTACTTTGTGATGGCACTGGAGGGACACGGTGGGAACGCCGCCCGATGCGTGGAGCGGCGGGCATTCTGAGCCCGCCTAGAGACGGCATGCCGGAACCGCGTGGGCCTCAAGCGCCTGGGCCGTAAGCCGCGCCCCTTAGAGCCTGTTTAAAATCCCTCAACACACTGTCTGCACCCGAGTTTTTCGCCATGCTTCGTTCCATTTTCTTGCCATACACACAAGTATGCCTGCGAAAATTTGCCACATGGCTAAAAAACTCGGGCACATCCAGCATATTTCCAGATCTTAAACAGGCTCTTAGGCGCAGTCCATGGACCGCAGGCAGTTTCGGCAACTGAACCACAGGCGGCAGCAAAAATAAGGGGACAGGCATCCCGGGCCATATGCGCCGGAAGGTTTTCCCCTAAAATTCCGTATAGAGCTCCCCCGTAAAGCAGGGGTTCTTAGGGGAAGGCCCGCCTGTGAGCAAGGGAGCGCCTTTGCTCCCGAAGCCGAACCCGGCGGGCCTCCGCCTCCCCCTAAGCGTCCTTTTGGTTGCCTTTCCCACGTGGGAAAAGTAACCCCCCGGAGGGGGCCCTCCGATAGTACGAGAGAAATGCCCTGACAGGGGATTTCTATAATTACCACATCAACGAGAGGAGAATGAAAGCATGGACATTTGTTTCGAGGGCGTAGGGCAGGTGGCCGCCACCTTCCAGGTGGACGGCGAATTACAGCCCGGCGTGGCGGTGACGCTCACCGGCAGCGGAACGGTGGGCCTGGGCGCTGACGGTGACGCGGTGTGCGGCGTGCTGCTGGGCGGCGTGCGGGGCGGCGCGGCCGCGGTACAGATCAGCGGGGCTGCCAAGGCTGGGTATACCGGCGACGTCCCCACGGCGGGCTGGCAGGAGTTGGCCTGCGACGGCCAGGGTGGCGTCAAGGCCGCGGCCGGCGGGGCGAAGTGCCTGGTGCTGGCGGTGGATGAGGGCGAAAAATCCGTCGTTTTCAAGCTGTAAGAAAAGCGTGAGGATAGGCGCATAGGGGAGCTTGGAACAGAGCGAAAGCAACCTGACCATGCACCCAATCCGAACGTGACAGGGATGCAAAAGCCAAAGGAGGAAATGAATTAATGGCGCAGAGATTTGACAATGTGAAGCTGGAAAAAGGGATGTACCACGAGGCGGGCAGATCCTTCACCCAGGTGCTGGAGAAGCTGGACCCCAGTGAGCAGTATCGGGGCACCGCGCTGGAGGGGCTGGACGCCTATCAGCGGCAGCTCAAACGGTTCGACATCCGGGTGAAGGGCGCGGGCTCCGATTTGGTAGACAAATTCTTCTCCACCGCCCAGTCGGCGGTGCTGTTCCCCGAGTACATCGCCAGGGCGGTGAAGGTGGGGATGGAGGAGGCCAACATCCTGCCTGACATCACTGCCACCGAGACCCTCATCGAGGGGATGGACTACCGCTCCATTACCTCCGTACCTGAGGACGAGAAGGCCCTCAAGCAGGTGGCCGAGGGCGCGGCCATCCCGCAGACCACCGTGCGCACCCGGGACAGCCTGGTGAAGCTCCACAAGCGTGGCCGGATGCTGGTGGCTTCCTATGAGGCCATCCGGTTCCAGAAGCTGGACCTGTTCTCCGTTACCCTGCGGCAGATCGGCGCGCAGATCGGGAGGATGCACCTGGAGGACGCCATCAACGTCATTTTGAACGGCGACGGCAATGGCAACGCCGCTCAGGAAAGCGCAGTCAAGACGGCGGGCACCCTCGCATACGAGGATCTGCTGGCCTTCTGGAACAGCTTTGAGCCCTACCAGCTCAACACGCTACTGGCGGGCACCGACACCATGCCCAAGCTGCTGGGCATGAGCCAGATGCAGGACGCCGCCGCCGGCCTTGATTTCCACGGCACCGGCAAGCTTATCACCCCCATGGGGGCCAAGGTGCTGCGCACCTCCGCCGTGCCCCAGGGCAAGATCATCGGCCTGGATAGGAATTACGCCCTGGAGATGGTCAAGGCGGGCGACGTGATGGTGGAGTACGACAAGATCATCGACCGCCAGCTGGAGCGGGCCGCCATCACCACTATCTCCGGCTACGCCAAGATCTTTGAGGACGCCAGCCGGGTGCTCACCATCTGATGGGCGCGAAAAGGCAGAAAATGGGGCGGGGGGCGGCTGCCGCCGCCGCCCAGCTCCGGGACGCGGGGCGGCACCCATTTCTTCAGCTGGACGGGTACGTGCCTTTGCACCACGGGGAGATCGCGCTGTACCGGGCCATCCGGGAGGCTGTCCCCGTGGTGGACGCTGCAATCTGCAAGCTGGTGCGGCTGTGCGGTGGGGTGAAGGTCATCTGCCGGGAAGCCGGGGCCCAGGAGGAGCTGGAGCGGTTTTTGCGTACGGTGCCCGTGGGACGGGGGCAGCGGGGGATCCAGAGCTTCCTGGACCAGTACCTGGACTCCATGATCGTGTGCGGCCGGGCGGTGGGCGAGATCGTGCCCAGCCGGGACGGGCGGGACGTGTGTGCCGTACTGTGCGGGGACGTGAGCCGGGTGGAGATCCGGGAGGGGGGCAGTCCGCTGGATTTCACCCTGTGCATCCGGGACAGCGACGGGACGGTGCGGGAACCGGAGCGGCAGGAGCTGCTGCTGTTCACCCCCTACCAGCCCGAGGCGGGTGCGCCCTATGGGGCGTCCATGCTACGGTCCATGCCGTTTCTGGCGGAGATCCTGCTGAAGATCTTTGACGCCACAGGGAAAAACTGGGAGCGAATGGGTAACGTGCGCTTCGCCGTGGTGTGCAAGGGCGACGACGGGACGCCGGTTCAGGAGCGGTGCGGACAGGTGGCCCGTGAGTGGTCCGCCGCCATGCAGGCGGGCCGGGACGGGGCCGTGCGGGACTTCGTGTGCGCCGGGGATGTGGACATCCGGGTCATCGGGGCGGACAACCAGGTGCTGGACTCCGAGGTGCCGGTGCGGCAGATCCTGGAGCAGCTGGTGGCAAAGACAGGCATCCCGCCCTTCCTGCTGGGGCTGAGCTGGTCGTCCACCGAGCGGATGAGCAGCCAGCAGGCGGACATTCTGACCAGCGAGATCGCCGCCGTCCGCCGGGGGCTGGAGCCGGTGGTAGAGCGGATCTGCGAACTATGGCTGCGGCTGAAGGGCTATGACCAGCGGGTGGACGTGGACTGGGTGGACGTGAACCTCCAGGACGAGGAGTCGGAGGCCAAGGCGGCGCTGTACCGCGCCCAGGCCAGGGCTGTGGAAAAGGAGAATGAGGATGGAAATCTGTAAGGACGCGGTGGTGAAGGGCATCGGCACGCCGGAGCCAGACGAGCTGGCCCTCATCAACGCGCTGGCCCGGCGGGAGCTGCGGGCAGAGGAGGTATATACCTTTGCCCTGCGGCTGTGCGACAACGACGTGGATAGGGATTTTGAGCGGTTCGACGACGGGACGCTGGACGAGCTGGCCCCCATGTTCGTGGGGGTGTCCGGCGTGTTCGACCACCAGTGGTCCGCCCGGGGGCAGACGGCCCGCATCTACCGCACCCAGGTGGTAGGCGGGGACGGCACCCTCACCGCCGACGGGAGACCCTGCCGCTTTTTGAAGGGATGGGCCTACATGATGCGCACCAAGGAGAACGCCGGGCTCATTGCTGAGATCGACGGCGGGATCAAGCGGGAGGTCAGCGTGGGCTGCGCGGTGGAGCGGGTGCTGTGCTCCATCTGCGGCAGGCCCCTGGACGAGTGCCCCCACGAGAAGGGGGAGGAGTACGACGGACAGGTGTGCTGCGGCGTGCTCACCGGAGCCACCGACGCCTATGAGTGGTCCTTTGTGGCTGTGCCCGCCCAGCGCAAGGCCGGGATCATCAAAAGCGCGGGGCGGCGGATGGAAGACGAGGCCCGGCTGGGCCGGAAGTACCTCAAGAGCCTGCGCCATGAGCTGGTACGGCTGGCTGGCATCGCCGAGCCGGACGCCGGGCACATCCTGCTGGAACAGGTGGCCGGCAAGTTGGACGAGGAGGAGCTGCTGGGGCTCATCAAGCTGTACCGGGGCAAGGCGGACCGATTGCTGGGCCCCAATGTGCAGCTGAGCTACGGCGGGGACGAAACGGTCAGGGAGACCGCCGACGGGGCCTTTCTCATTTAGGGGCGTGAGCAAATGACGGAACAGGTGATGGAGCTGGTGCAGGCGCTGGGGGGCGCGGGGCAGGACGAAGAGCTGCTGCGCACCCTGTGCGTTGCCGCCTGCCGGACGCTGGACAGGCGGCTGCGGGACGGTTTGACCCCGGAGGACTGCCAGGGGGCCTATCCCCTGGCGTCGGCGTGGCTGGTGATGGACTGGCTGCGCGGAAGCCAGGGGCTGGAGGGAATCACCTCGCTGACGGCAGGGGACATCTCCGTGCGCCGGGAGACGGGAAGCCCGGACAGCGGGGGGCTTTCCCTGCGGGCCATGGAGCTGATGGCCCCCTATCTGAAGGATGAGGGATTCGTATTTCGGGGGGTGAGAGGATGATCGAGGCATTTTCCTGGGTCATCAAGACCTATGGGCAGGAGATGGTTTGCTGCCGGGAGGACGGCACCGAGGCGGGCCGGGGCATGGCCATTGTCCAGCCCATGACAAAGGCGGACTGGCAGTACACCGCCGGGGCGCTGGGCAGCTACTCCCAGGACCGGTTCCTGGGGCTCGCCGAGCCGGGGCTGCCCCTGGACCAGACCGGGCCGGGAGGCTGGCTCAGCTGGGGCGGCGAAAACTATGAGGTGATGACCGTCCGGCCCATCTGGGTGGGCGGACAGGTCACCCATCTGTGGCTGGCCCTGCGGCCCTGCCCGGAGAACGCGCCGTGAACGGGGCGCTGAACGCCTGGCGCTCGGCGGTGGCCGAGCAACTGCGCCGGGGCGGGCTGAACGCCGTCACCGCCATGGAGGGCATCCGGGCCAGCCGCTGGCGGGAGGCGGTGGCCGCCGTGTCGCTGACCCGCGTCGTGTGCGCCCCCGGCGGGTTCCAGGACTACCTGGGGATCAAAAAGGAGCCGGAATCCGGGAAGGAGTCGGAGCTTTACGGACGCGAGGCGGAGCTGACGCTGTCGCTGGACGTGTTCGCCCCCAGGGACGGGGGCGAGAGCGCCTGCCAGACCGCAGCAGAGGCCATAGTGGAAAACCTGGTGTGCCAAGGGGCGGCGGGCCTCCCTGCCCAGGAGGTGCAAACGGGCCGGGTGGAGTTTTTGGAGCAGGACGGGCTGTACCGTCAGGAGATCGCCTGCGCGTGCAGGGCGTGGCTGGTGGCCCGGGCGGACGAGGACAGCGGGGCCTTTGTGGACTTTGAAGTGAAGGGGAGATTGAAATGAACGCGGTGACCAAGCACGAGAGACCGGGGGTGTATTCCTCCTATGAGACGTCCAGCCTGACGGCCGCGGCCGCAGGTGGCGGCAACGTGGCGGTGGTGGCTGCCCTGGACAAGGCGGACGCGGAGAAAAGCTATCAGTGGACCAGCTACAGCAAGGCAGCGGCGGATGTGGGCGACTGCGTGCTCAGCCGGATGGCGCAGCTTGCCATCCGCAACGGTGCCGGCGTGGTGTATGGCATCCCCGCCGGGGAGGACTACGCCAAAGCGTTCGCCACGGCGGCAGCGCTGGAGGACGTGCGCGTGGTGGTGTGCGACAGCAGCACCCTCTCCGTACAGCAGGCGCTGAAAACCGCGGTGCAGGAGTGCTCCGCCGCCCGGCGGGAACGCATCGCCGTGGTGGGCGGCGCGGCCGGGGAGACGGTGAGCCAGCTGACGGAACGGGCCGCCCAGCTCAACTGCGAGCGGGTGGTGCTGGTGGCCCCC